CTAAACCTTCTTTAGAATAACCGATTAGATATTTTCTAACCCAATTCTGTGAAGGTTTATTTAAACTACCCCATGTTAATTCTTCCGTCATAACATCTGAAGGTAATTTAATAACATCTTTGTTTTTCTCTAAACAAGTATCTCTATCCATAGTTTCATAGTACCAATACCAAACGTTGTAGTTGTTTTTAGCGATAGAACCAAAGTCAAATTTACCACCTGGTACGTTATAAAGGTGTACCAATTTCTTACCTTCAGGACCCGCGGTAATCTTATAAGTCAAATCACCACCAATCATTCTACTCTTAAAGTTTCTGTCTTGCATCCTTAATAAAAGGTCAAAACCTGGTGTCATAAAATATGAACCAGCGGTTCCAACTTGAGCGTATCCACCCACACCACCGAAACCAACACCACCAAGTGCCCCAAAACCACCTAAAAACGGATCCACAATTGAATCGTTCAAAGTTGCACGTGTGAAGTATAATAACTCATTAATTTCACGTCCCGCAGGGATTTCATATACTTGTTGATTTTGTGAAACCGTAAAATAATCCTTCTTCAATTCACTTGTTCCTCCAGCCTGTAAACCTACAATTTTGGAATATGAGTGAGTATATTGAGTTTCGTAATCTAAACTTCTTGTTGTAAAAGCTCTTGAAAGGGATTGTGTATCTAAATCAAGACCAGCCAATGCTGACCATTGAGATTCAATTAACCAATCACTAACGTATTGTTCGTACTCTGATAGAGATAACTCTAAAAAGGTATCCATTTGTTCCTGTGTAAGTTCAATTCCACGAACTGGCATCCCCAAAAGGTGGAAAACCTGTGTATATAATTTATCTCTTTCTTCCGGTGTAATAATAGTGGCCATAATTTGGTATATTCTTATAAATATCGTATATTTGGGAATATGGGAAAAATAGACGGTAATCAATTATATAAAAACAAAACATTTAAAAATGGTTTTCGTAAAAAAATGGACCATTTATTATCTACGTTAGATTTTAAAAAGTATGGATTAGAATATCAATATGAGTATTATGGTGATGTGAACCCCAAAATAGGAGTTTTACAAAAAACTAAATGGGGTCTTCAGTGGTCTTGGATGAACACAATTAATACAAATTACACTTGTTATGAATTAATTATAGACGCTGTTAATCTTTTAATTAAAAATGAAATAGTAAAAAGGGTAAAATTTTTTACGTTTGATGGTACCAATGACACAAATAAAGAATTAAATGATTTATTTGAAATATTAGAATTATATAAAGAGGATTTTTTCACCGCAAAACATAAAAAAAATAAAACATCTTTATTTAATAAAATGAGATTTGCAACTCAATTTATTTGGTATAAAAGTTGCTTATCTGAAATATTTTTTTTAGAAAATATCGACCATTATTTTGATAATATATCAGGGCATACGTTATGTTTTGAAAGGGGGAGTGATGATGATATGAAAAATGGAAAAGATTTTTATGTTATAATTAATCGTGAGTTTAAATCGTTCCAACATAAAAAAGATACGTTAAAATATTGTGATGGTGATTATTATTGTTTTGAAAAAATGAATTACGATAAGGAAAATTATAAAACTGTCGATTACATTGCTATATCAATTGGGACCATAAAAAATTATCTTTTTAAAAACTCTGATGACGAAAAATTATGTGGAATGAGAAAGTTGGATGATGGAAAAAATTATTTCTTAATTCACGAATCTTTATTAGTTAAACCTAAACCAGAAAAAAAACACACTACTATGACATTAACCGAAAATTTACACGAATTACTTAAGTTTACTTGTGAAAAACAAATACCTTTTCATATGAAAAGAGATGAAAACGTAATAAACTCAATCGAAATAGTTGAAGGGGACGAATTAACAATATATGTTGTCTATAGTGATTTAGAAGACGACGAATTCCCGAAAAAAGTTATCGATACATTAAATGATTTAAAGGAGAGATTTAAGTAAATCTTTACTAAACGATTCGGAGTATTCCCCATCACCCATAACTTGGTCTATAATTCCTTTTTTCTTTTGTAATATATTATAGATTATTTTCTCAACTGTATTTTCAAACACGGGATAATAAACTAACACACTATTCTGTTGTCCGTAACGATATGCTCTATCTTCAGCTTGACTATGATGTGCAGGTACAAACGATAAATCATTCATTACCACAACTTCTCCCGCTGTTAATGTAATACCAACACCACCAGCAATAATATTTGAGATAAATATTTTTACCTTATCTTCATTTTGAAATCTATCAACACTTTCTTGTTTCTTTTCTTTAGACATACTACCATTTAATATTACAGAGTTCTTTTTGTATTTCTCATGTAACATATCTAATGACATTGTAAAATTAGTGAATACAATTACTTTCTTCCCTTGGTCTAAACATTTATCTATAATCTCACAAGTATATGGAATTTTTTCGTAAGCAATAAGTTGTCTAATTTTCATTAAACGATTTAAGGTAACACTAATAGTTTCATTGTCCTTCTTATCATTACTAATTCTTGTAAACTCTTCTAACTCCTCGTCATACATTTTACTACTTAACTCTACAAATACAGGTGTAACAATTTTTTCAGGTAAATCTAAAATGTCAGTTTTCATTCTACGAAGAACATATGACTTAGTACGTTCACGTAATTCGTCTAAATTACTTGCCCCACTTGTGTTCCACACTTTTCTATTTCCAACCGTGAATTGATAACCTTTACAATAACGACGAACGTATGATTGCCAATTTAATGTTAAAGGTGAATCAACAATCTTTAATAAGTTAAAATAATTTATTGGACGAGACGTCATTGGTGTTCCTGTTAATAACCAAACTCGTGGTATGGTTTCCAATACGTCATTTAATAAACGAGTTCTATTTGCGGTACTATTACTTACATAATGTGCTTCATCCACAATTGCTAAATCAAACTTTTCATTTACCAATAATTTATAGTCATCACTATCTTCACTTTTTTCTGTAGTGTGGTAATTCTTTAATATATCGTAATTGATAATGTAGTAATCAAAGGTAGAACCCCATTTACGACCTTCAACTATTAATACTTTTCTATCGGTGTAATTTTTAATCTCTCTATCCCAATTTATTTTAAGAGACGCGGGACAAACAATTAAAACTTTCTTTACACCACTTTCCATCGATGCAATCACCGCGGCCGTAGTTTTTCCGAGACCCATATCGTCAGCTAATATAAACTTATTGTTCGCTAATAACTTCTCAATGGCAACCTTTTGGTGTTCCATAGGGGGACGATTATCATATGGACTATAATCAATTACACGATTTAACTTTTTCTCGTCTTGAACAATTGCGGACTTTGGTAACCACATTGCACTCATTTGGTCACTATCTAAAACTTTACCCCATATATGAAACGCTTTATCAGATTCACATAACAATTTTTCACACCAAATTTTTTCAGGGGGAACGGGTAATAACCTTTCTTCCATAATTTTTTCTCCAAATGTGGAAACCAAATTAATATATTTTCGTGCAACCTTTGGACTCAATTCGTAATATTTTATTACATATTCAGATTGGGGTCTGGTTAACTTAAAATTTTTAACCTCATCTATCTTTCTTTTCCAATCCAATAATTGGTTATTGGAACCTTCGTAAGTTAATAATATAGTTCTCGCTTCAATCTCGGGAATTTTTATCTCCATATAATATATACAATATAACTAAATAGAATGAAAGATTAAACTATTTATATGGATATGAATAATAAACTACCTATTACGAGAATGTCCAAATTCCTTTCTCAGGATGACTTTGATTTAAATATTCAAATGGGTCAGGAATACCTTCATGGTGATTTGGGAATAAAATTGGTGTTATATCGTGTAGATAAACAAAAAACAGAAAACGACGACGTTTACGCTGAAGTTGGAACGGATGAGATTAAATACTTTCCACCAATTGAGTTTTATGCGTTAGTTAAAATAGAGGAACCAAAGAATAGTTCATATAAAGGTGGATTATTAAGATATAACGAACCGGGTAATATGACGTTATCAGTTTATATAAAACATTTGGAAGAATTAAAGGTTGACATAAAATACGGAGATTTTATTGGATATCCTGAATCTGAAACAAGAACAAGATATTATAACGTTTCAAACGACGGAAAAGTAACATCAGATAATAAACATAATATGTTTGGTTACAAACCATATTATAGAAACATTGTATGTACAGCAGTACAAGACAATACATTTAGAGGAGTATAACATGGGAATACCTAAAAGAAAAACAAATATTGAAATCTATAAAGGAAATGAACTCACTAAAAGGAGACAGGAACTTTTGGACAACATTACTAAATCAGATACAAATCTTCCCGATTCTATATTACACGATGATTTAGATAGGGGTATGTTAGATTATGTTACGAAAACATTTAAGGTTGTAACTGACGGTAAACAAATCCCAATTATTGATAAGATATTAACAATACAAAGGTGGGGTGAGTTTATGCAGAATTGGTCATTTAGTGACGAAGACGGGAATATGCAACTTCCATTTATTGCAACTATAAGGAAACCCGATGTTCAATTTGGAACAAATCCATCAGTTCAAAGAACAATACCTGACAGATATCAAGTTTATTATGCTTCAGTTCCGAATTGGAATGGTTCACAATTAGGTGCGGATATATATACAATCCCACAACCTATCCCTGTGGATATTACATATGACGTAACAATTATATGTAATAAATTTAGAGATTTAAACAAGTTTAATAAAATCATATTACGTCACTTTGCATCAAGACAAGATTACACAATGATTAAAGGACATTACATTCCTATCGTTCTTGATAAGATTGAAGATAATAGTCCAATTGAAACGATTGACGGACGTAGATTTTACGTTCAGAATTATCAATTTACAATGTTAGGTTATTTGATAGATAGTGAGGAGTTTGAAGTTAAACCCGCTATTAATAGATTATTTACCATGTTTGAGTTTATAAAAGACAATCCTAAATTTGGTGTCAGTAAAGTTGTTAATACTAATGATATAATACAAACTGTAAATTTAGTTTGTGATGGAATACAAAGTGTTTTTGATGTTGGTGAAAGTATCGGTACATTATTTGGGGTTTATATAAATGATGTATTACAAACAAAGAATGTAAATTATTTACATATTGCATATACCTCAAAAATAGAATTTGTTTCTCCATATATCCCAACCGCAGGTAGTAAACTTACCATTGTTTATTATAAAAGTAAAAATAGTAGAATAGTTGGAACATTGGGTAAAATCTTCAGTTTTGTAAGAGAAGAGTTTCAATATACTGGAACCGAACCTTTATTTAACAGTGATATTAATAGACCCATGTTTCATACAAATGAAATGATTGATAGTGTTGTTACAGTTGAGATTAATGGTTTAGCTGAACAACAAGGTATTGGATTTATTGTTGAGACAATTACGGACCCAATTACGGAAACTGATAGTAAGACATATATTATTTTATCAGACAGACCATCAATAAATTCAAATATATCAGTAGGATATTTGTTTTAAATTATAATCTATGTACGAATTTATAAAAGATAATGTTGTTTCAAGTCAGAGTCAAAATATGCCGATTAATATAACAACGGTCAGTTTTATTTCGGACGGAACACAAACTAATTTTAGTGTTGGAACTAATATCGGAACCTTATTTTCAGTTTCAATGAACGGTATTGGTCAAATAAGAGATTTAAGTTTTACGTTTATAAACTTTACAAGTACGATTACTTTTATTGAACCTCCGTTAAATAACTCAATAATAACGGTACAATTTTATAAAGGAATTAATAGTGTAATATTAGATAATAAGGGTAAATTATTACAATATGAAAAAGAAGAGTTTATTTACTCTACATCAACGGTGTTTAACTTAAGTAATTACATCAATAGTTTAATAACAGTTGAAACCAATGGATTAGCTGAAGAAGAGTCAGTTGGGTTTGATATTACGGGAGACGATGAAATTACATATCTCTCCAATCCTAAAGTTGGGTCAAAAATTAGTATATCTTATCTATACTAATCATCTCCATAAATGTCCTTCTTTTTAGGTTTACAAAGTTCCTCAATGTGTTTTTCCAATACTTTATAAATTTTTAATCCATTTTTATCACAAAAATTTTTTAACATTTCGTGGTGTTTCTCACCTATTTTGACATTTTTTTGTTTGTTTTCCATATAAAAGATAATTAAAGATAAATAACTATCTTTTTAATAAAAGTTAGGAAATCTTTGGTAAAAACAAAGATATTTATTAGATAAGTAATAAAAACAATTTAACCAAACAAAAATCAATGGCAAGTAATAACAGAGTTTTCGTATCTCCAGGTGTATATACATCAGAGAAGGATCTAACATTCGTAGCACAGAGTATAGGTGTTACAACATTGGGATTAGTGGGAGAAACCTTAAAAGGTCCCGCTTTTGAACCAATATTAATTTCAAATTTTGACGAATTTAAAACATATTTTGGAGGTACGTCACCAGAAAAAGATGACAATAGTAACCCAAAGTATGAATTAGGATACGTTGCAAAATCATATTTACAAGAATCAAATCAACTATTTGTTACTAGAGTGTTGGGTAAGACAGGGTATAATGCTGGAAAAACTTATGGTATTAATACATTAGGTATTGGTACAGGTAATACTAATGGAGATATTGTAGTAGTCGCATTAAGATCAAGAGGTTCATATACAGGTGAAATATTGAATTTTGAACTTACAGGTGAAACCTCATCAACATTCTATATTAGCGGTACAGGATTAACAAGTAATCCTTTATCTGATTTTGATATTGTAGTTTCGGGTAGTACATCTGGTTCAAAAACTTTTACATGTAATTTAGACACAACATCTAAAAAATATATTAGTAAAGTATTAGGTACTAGTGTTTTTGATAAAGATAAAACCGAGGTTCCTTTATATGTTCACGAAGTATATCCAAATTTAGTTAAAAATTTATATAGAAAAGGTTCTATCAGTGGATTAAGTTTAACCGAAGTTTATTACGATGATAGTTCTAATTTTGATAAAGGATGGGATACCCCAATGTCACCAATGGTAGTTTCAGAAGTAAGAGGTAATAAAGTTGATGATTTATTTAATGTTATTACAATTTCAGACGGGGAAAACTCAAATCAAGAAATCAAAATAACAATTCAAAATATTAATATTGAAACGGGTGAATTTGACATATTAGTTAGAGATTTTAATGATACTGATGAAAACATGTTAGTTTTGGAAAAATTCTCAAGATGTTCAATGAATTCAGATGTTGCAGGATATGTCGCAAGAAAAGTAGGAACATCAAATGGTGAATATGTATTGAATTCTAAATATATCATGTTAAGTATGGATGTTAACGCACCGTCAAATGCTTTTCCGGCTGGATTTAAAGGTTTTAATAGAGGATTTTTATCTGGAGGAACGTTAGGATCAACAATATATAAAACTAAATTTTTTGATTCAGGAGAAGTAATTTATCCAGGATCACAATATTCAGGACTAACAAGTAGTGGTGATAAATTTAGAAAAACATCATTAGGGTTATCTTCTGACGAATATTTTAATTATGATTCTGATTTATTTAAATTTAAAGGTGATGAATTATCTGGAACAACTAAAGGATTCCATTTATCTACAAACGCTTCAACAATATTAGATGTTAGTGGAAATACAATTTATGAAACGACATCTTATGATTTAGAAGGTCAAACAACAGGAGTTACCGAAAATAAGTTACGAAGTATTAACTATCGTAAATTTACATTTTCGGTTTTTGGTGGTAGAGATGGTTGGGATATATATAGAAAAACTAGAACAAATACTGATGGGTATATTTTTAATAAACCAACATATAACGCTAGTGGATTTTTTAATTCTGATTTTGGAAACTCCGATTATTATGCTTATTTAGAAGGAATTGAAACATATGCAAACCCTGAATCAATAGATATTAACGTATTCGCAACTCCAGGTATTAACTTTTACAACCATAGTTCATTAACAACTCAAGCAATTGATATGATTGAAACTGATAGAGCGGATTCAATTTATATCATCGGTGCACCAAATAGAACTGATGCTGAATCGGTAATTGACGATTTAGACGGTATTGCGGTTGATTCTAACTATTCAGCAACATATTGGCCTTGGATTCAAGTAAGAGACACAGATAACGCAACTCAATTATATATCCCACCAACAGGTGAGGTTGTTAAGAACATTGCCTTGACTGACAACGTATCTTATCCTTGGTTCGCTGTTGCGGGTTACAGTAGAGGTTTGGTAAACGCAATCAAAGCACAAAAGAAACTTACTCTTGACGAAAGAGATGAGTTATATAAGGCGAGAATCAACCCAATTGCAACATTCTCTGATACAGGTACCATTATATGGGGTAACAAAACGTTACAAGTTAGAGAGTCAGCTTTAGATAGAATCAACGTAAGAAGATTGTTATTAAGAGCAAGGAAATTGATATCTGCAGTCGCTGTAAGGTTATTATTTGAACAAAATGACGACCAAGTAAGACAAGAGTTCTTAAGATTGGTAAACCCTATCTTGGAATCAATTAAGAAAGAAAGAGGTTTATATGACTTCCGTGTAAGCGTATCTAATGATCCAGAGGACATCGATGCTAACACATTAAGAGGTAAGATTTACATCAAACCAACTCGTTCTTTAGAATTCATTGATTTGGAATTTGTAATCACTCCAACAGGAGCTTCATTTGACAATATCTAATCTAAAAGGAGATATATAAAAATAAGAAGGGTATCAGAAATGGTACCCTTTTTTAATGCTCCACGTAGAACCATATTATATAACAATTATACTATTATATTATACCCAGAATACTGGAACTAGATATACTAGTATTTATTATTGAAATATTAAATTATTGAAGGAGAGTATTAAACTGGAACTATATACTGGAGCCTGTAAAAAACTACGAAAAATAATTGACATAAACAAGTATTTCCAATAAAAAACTTAAAATAAAATT